TAGGCTAAAATCCACTATGCCAATGCGGTGTTTTTTGGTATGTTCCATCTTGTTCATCCTTCAAAACGCTTCCTTTACCGTCCAAAGTGAGGAGGCGTTTTTTTATTGTTTCAGCCAGTTATACCTTTCTGGCAAAAATCCCTCAAGAAATTTTTATATATTCCGAAACAATAGCTGTACACAGGTCATCATATTTGCTAGGCTTGTGAGGTGGGGCAATTAAGCCCAAAAAGGAAAAGAATATATGAGAAAGTATACACGCAAGATAGTTGAGCAAAGATTTGACAATTTGTGCAGGGTATTAGGTAAGCGAATCGGCTCGAGCCACAAAGATGTTGGAGCTTGGAAGCTCGATTATAACCCTTACTATGGTGGCTTTATTATTTGCGAAATTCTGGCTAACGGTGGGGAATGCCACCCAGTATATGACTCGAGACTACCGGCTCGAGAATTTTGTCAAGCTATCAACTTTGCCATTCGTTGCATTGCTCTTGATAGGCCAGATCAGCCTGCGCATGTTTGGTACCCAGCAGACAAGCCGACTCAATCAGTGGAGGTTTAATAAATGACAGTAGAAGAAAAAGTACAGGCATTTATAGAGCTAAACACAGTCGGTGATAATCAGCCGGAAGCGGTCTGGCTGTGCTTTGACGACTATAAGGAACTCCGGCTTGGATTGCTTGCTTTTTATAAAAAGGTAGGCAAGCCGCCTGTGACTTGGGATCAAGACTGGTTGCGTAAAGGTTATCATGGCATCGGGTTTTATGGTGCTAACTGCTACTTGAAAAAGGATGCGGAGCCATTACCCGATACTATAGAAGGCTTAAAACAATGGAAAAATACACCACCAAACGAGGAAAAATAATTATGAAAAAAATATTTATAGCCCTAGCGTTCCTGCCAGTAACGGCACTAGCTCAAGAATGTGACGTAACTTGCCAGATCTTTAGAGAAGCCTACGGGCTTCCAGCTGCATCTACTCCAGCGCCATCCTACGGACTGCCGACACAACCAGTGTTGCCAGTACCACAGGATGATGGCCCTTGGGGTACAGGTTACTCGATAGTAACCACCACGCGCCCACAGCGTAACTTGTGGGATAGAGACTTAACCGGAAGCGAGACCGTTCAACGTGTGGTGCCTAATGACGGATTAGGCCAGCCGATGAGAGGCTTGGATCTTGGTTGGGGTAGATAGTTGTTTAACGTGTAAATGTAGATAAGGGAATATATGAGAAAAATACTACTAGGACTATTGGGGCTAATTGTTGCCGCTGTATCGGGCTGTACCGGCATTGAGGCTGGTGGAAAGCTGTGGATAACTCGTGTTGACGAGCGCCAAGAATCACAGCGTACCACTAACACACCACTTAAATGCTATTTGTGGGCAGACTGTTCACAGCCTGTGGATAACGTAAAGTAAGGGGGAACGTATGACTAAGATCAAGGAACTACTATTCACCCCTACGGGTATCGCTGTGACCGTCCTACATGTTTGTTTCTTTGTAGGCGTCATCACTTGCATCATAGGCGTTCGAGTCTATGTGCTGGGAGATGACCCTGCCAGGGCAGTACAGACAACCATGGGGAGGAAATGAGCAACGATCAGGGTAGCGGCTGGATAGTCGCTGCCCTAGTCGTAGCGGCTTGCTGCGTCTCTCTGCCGGAGACCCTAATCTATCATCAGGCGCGCTTGTTACGGCGTCCTGTGGAGGCTTCTAGGGCTGTTATAGAGGCGGAGATAGAGCGGGCCGCTGATGCTTATGGGCTATCTCGCAAAGTGCTCAAGGCTCTTGTAAGAGTCGAGAGTGCTTACAATCCAAAGGCGGTTTCGCCTGTTGGGGCCAGGGGGATAGCTCAGATCATGCCTTTCAACGCTAAACGCTGTGGGCTACCTAACGCTGATCATTTGTGGGATCCGACTTACAACTTACGTTGTGGAGCTAGGATCCTACGCGAAGAGCTTGATCAGCATGGGGATCTACAGCGTGCCTTAACCGTCTACAATTGTGGACGGGTCAAATGCGCTGAGGGTCAAAAATATGCAAAAAAAGTACTAGCACTATCTACTGTGTACTGATAGTGTCCTAGTCACTGTAAACAATACAGCAAAGGAGAAAGAGTATATGAGATTAATTGAACTAAAATATCCGCATTATAAGCTACAACATCGTAGCGGCTACGAGTTTACCATCGAAGCCATTAGAACAGAGCAGGGAGGATTAAGATTCTCTCCGCTTCAAGGATGGCGACAACTTGAAGTTGAGACTCAACAAGACCTAGAAAGCTTGCTTGAGGATATCGACGACACGATTTTTAATGCTACACCAGAAAAGTATGAGGAATAAAAATATATGAGCAAAGATTTAACAACAACAACAAACAATCTAGAAATGCTTACAGCATTACGCAATACAGTAGCACCAGGGCTAACTGACCCTGAGTTTATGCTGTTTGCTGAGATGTGCAGAGCAACAGGACTAAACCCTGCAACAAAGGAAATCTGGGCTATTAAAGCTGGGGGCCGCTTGCAGTTAATGACGGGAATCAACGGCTTCTTAAAAATCGCTAACAGCCATCCGCAGTTTGATGGCATGGAGGTCGAGTTTGAGTGGGAAGAAAAGGGGCTAATAGCTGCTACAGCCAAGGTTTACCGCAAGGATAGGCGGTTTCCTTCGATTGCAACGGCTTACATGGCTGAGTACGGAAAGCAAACTCCTATCTGGAAAACGATGCCCAGTATAATGCTTTCAAAGTGTGCTAAGAGTCTCGCCATAAGAGAGGCATTTATCAACGAACTAGGAGGACTCTACACAGCAGAAGAGATGCCGTCAGAGTTTGCTCCGCCTAAAGCGTATGAACCACCGCCAATAGACCATACAGTGCACGGCGATATCATAGAAGTTAGGAAACCTGATGAGCCTAAGACTAGGCGCATCCCTACCTTTTACGATACTTCCAAGCTAGACGGTGAGCAGCGTTCAGCGGCCGATAGGTACTTAAAGAGCTGTGGGGCTAAAGCTATTACAGAATCAATTTGGCGCTCACCTATCAGGCTAGAGCGATTAACTCAGTGCATTACGGAGGATGTTCAAGATGAACAAGTGGAAGCGTAAGAGACTGAGATTGTTAGTTAGAATAAAAGGAGTAATAAAAAATGACGAAAGAAAAGAGAGACGATGCACCACGCGATGGCGCAGTTCGTTTTACAGTAATAACGGAAAAACGGTATGTGAACTTTTTGAAGAGTTACGCAAACAAGAACAAATTGAAAATAACAAGCGTGGTAGGAGATTGTTTTGAAAAATACATCGAGCGAATTAAATCTGGCAATAAACGTGATTGAAAACCTAATTAAGCTACTAGAAACCAGCAAAGAGCCGTTATCTGAGTTTGAAAAAGGACAGGAAGACGGCTTGCGCTGGGCTCTGGATATGATACGGGATATAAAAAGCCCCGAAGATTAACTTAATAATCAACGGGGCCAAGAATATATGAGGAGTTCAGGATATCAGAAAAAACAACAGTTTGTAAAGTTAAAAACAATAGTAGAAAACGTAATAAAAAAGGTAAAAAAAAGTATGAATAAGCCAGTCCAAAACTTTAGAGATAGGGGCATTGATGTAGCTGTATGGTCAGCAAAAAACGGAGGTTATAGCTTTACCGTTCGCAAGACGTACAAAAACAAGCAGACCGGAGAATATGTAGAAACTAAGTATCTGTATAAAGAAGAGGCTGAAAAGCTTATAGAACTCCTTCAACAGGCTGTAAAGTACGCTAGTAATAGGTCGGCGCATGATGAGGAGCATTTGGCGTCTGGAGGCTTTAGCGGGGAGAAAAGCACTGCTAAGCACGAAGAAATCGACATGGAAGACCTGCCATTTTAGGAGATTAAAATGCTACCAAAATATTTAGAAAAACTTGATGCTTTAGACAAATCTATAACTGCGATGCTTGAAGCTATGAAAGAGGTTGCTGATTATGAACAAAGTAAAGAATTTGTTATTGCTGTAGAGGACGAAAGGCTACTTACAAAATATGCAGAGCGATTTGATTGGACTTTGGCATTATTTCAAGAAGCTATGGAGCAACTAACTTTGCCTTTCAAAGGCGCTTTGGCTAACAGTGAAGAGCACTAGCCATGATTACACTGCCCTACACCTTCCAGGAAATGCTTGTAGCTGTAAAGTCTGCTGAGGTCAGGCAGTACGAAGCAGAGCTGCTAGGTTGCAAAGACAGGATGCCGGTTAAGTCGGTACTTGATGCTTTAGAAATTCACACTGTAGGGGCTTTAGCAGAGCTTAAAGTATCTCAGTGGCTAGGCAGAAAAGTACAGCTAGCTCATGGCACGTTTAAGGACGTTGCAGATTGTGGGCATGACGTTGAAGTTAGGGCAGTGCGAAAAGAGGATGGCAAGCTAGTCATTCGAGATAATGACCCAACAGATAGGCGCTACATACTCACCTATGTGAGCCGCTGTAGCGTTAAACTGCTGGGCTGGCTCGAAGGCTATCTGGCACTAGAAAGAGGCGTTAGGGCTAATCCTGGGGGCTATAAAGAGGCGTGGTTTGTCTCTCAGGATAAGCTTTGGGATATGGAATCGTTTGAAAGGTACACTTAAAGGAGTAAATATGAAAGATGAGTTGGAAACAATAGCAGCAC